TTTCTCTGTTGGACGAGGTTCCACGCCAAGTGAGCTCCCGCTACGAGGAGGCGACACACTGGTCCTTGGTAGGCGAGCGTCGTCATTGCCATTTTGACAACGATTATAGTAGCTGGAGTGTCCGAAGTAATGGCGTCGACTAAGCTTAAAACAGGGCCGACGGGCGTCAAGCGAAGGGTCTCTTCGATCAAGACTGACCCCGTGACACCTGCGTAGGAATCGCCGACGGGAGTGCCGCGGAGAACATGTAGTCGAGGTAAGACTCCTGGCGGGGAGGGGTCTGTGCAGCTCGAGTCTTCATCAGACGAGCTTTCCTCCGTCGACTCTTCGGACAACGGCCTGAATGTGGAGTCAAACGTCCGCTTGTAGTTAGGGCGTTTGACGACTTGACAGATCCAAGTTTGCTGGTCGTAGGAAGGCTGGTCAGCGTTGTCTTTTGAGGGTTCAGGGGGAGGTAGCGCTGGTTCTTTTTCCTCTCCCACGTCGGCGGGAACCCATAAAGGAGTCATCTCCTCCGGACGGAGTTCGTCAAAAGGGGGGATCGGTGCTTCACCTCCGTCGGTGAAAAGATAACCAATCCGGCGGGCTGCTTCTTTAGCGAAGGAGAGAACCGTTATCTCGTCGTATTCTCCCCTGTGAGTCGAGCGAGAGGAGAACGGAAACGATCTAGGTAACGGACGGAGAGGAGGACGACGCTTACTCGCTGAAGGAGAGCGATCACGGACGACGTATCCGGGCGCTTCAACCTTGTCGTCGTTGTACGCGCGCTGTTCTTGTCCTCCCGTGAATTGGTCTTTGATTCCGTACGCGAAGCTGGCGAGAGCTTCGTAAGCCGTGACTCCTCCTCGGTACGCCTGCACGGATCTGTAAGCCGGTACGGCTAGTACACTACCAGCGAAAGCGGGCGCTACAAGAGCTATCGGAATCCCGTTGAAAAGAGCGTGTATGGCGTACCGGCACTTCCTTAGCACGGGGACGTCGCTGAGGGACATGAAGCTCAACCCGAGTTGAACCCCTAAGCGAGCGACTACGGCCCACATCATGTCGGAGAGAGTGGTGGACAATCCTCCAAAAATGGGGAACTCGAGCATGATGTCGGCGATGGTCGTAACTAGCGAAAATCCGACTTTCGACACACTAGTTTTAGAGGCTGAGCAGGTGAGGATATCCGGAAAGATCTCGGAGAACCCTCCTCTGAGATACTCTTCGATGAACACCGACAGCATCGCACAAGCCGGTGAAGAGGTAAAGTTCCGGAAGAGGTTCAAGCCACGGTAGACTTGGGTGGAGGCGGCAATGACCGCTCCTAGTCCGCACACTTGTCCTGCGATCCGAGTCGCCTCGTGGGGGCTGATGTTATGGAACGTCGCCGCAACCGTTTTTAGGATCTTCATGGTGTCGGCGAAATCTACCTTGGAGAAATAGAAAGCTGCTCCGCCCCCAATGAGGCAACCCAAGATGACCGTGCAGGCTATAACCGCTTTACGAGTAGGGTCCTCTGGAGCCACGTAGTGGTACGCCTCTCGAGCGATGTTTTCCGTATGTGCGAAGGCGAGGCGCAAGTCGTAGTCCGCCCTGGTAATCTGCTCACGGTCTCTGAATAGAGCGGCTTGAGTGGTGCCGTGTAGCATAGAGACACTCAAAGCTCTGTTCACGGACTCTAACCGTTTGAATTGATTTTGCAGATCGCCTTTGTGAAACAAAGCATGGACTCTGTGGGTCGTAGACCGGACGTAGGTCCCACAGGGCGCTCTTGTATCGCTCGTTGCTGAAACGCGCTCCGCTCCCTTGTGCACCAATACTCTGGCAGTCCCTCCTGGGAATTGCTGCTCGAGACGACGCTGTATTTCACGAGGGAACACCTCGGAGATGGAAGAGATCCAAGATGGCAGTTGAATCTCATCGTATTGTATGATGGGGTCGGGGAGAGTTTGCCAAGTACTCGGAGGAGGGACTCTTCCGGGAACAGTCCGGCGGAAGATCGCAAGGACGTATTGCGTGTCAGGTATGTGGCGGAGCTCCGGGTGGTGGGCGTCTATAGCGTTTCTCCAATAATTGACGTCATTTA